CCATCTTAAACGGGTCCCAGTCATTCGCACAACGAGCGGGGACTTGCTTAAGTTTCTGCAGGAGAGACACAGAACAATTTCTGGTGAATTGACTTGTGAGTTTGAGACCAAAGAAGAATATGACGACGTCATCAGCGACACAGCTTTCACATTGGAGATTGGGCTTGGCAGCACTAACAAAGCGGTGTTCACTGATTGCAAATGGGACATAGTGAGTTCGCCAACTCGGATCGAGGATCTCGTGGCTTTGAAGGCGCCTTTCACTGCAAAAAGTGTGACAATAAGCTGAGGAGGTGGTTATTTTGGAACAAAAGTTTCTTCGAATCGTTGCCTTGTCAATTCTGTTAAGCTTAGTCGCTGGTTCAGCTGTCACCTTTGCTGTTATGCAGTGGACAAGGCGGATTCCAAGCACAGCTGCCTTGAAAGTGTTGGGCATAGGAGTCTACAAAGACGTCAACTTCACTGTTTCAGTGACTGAGATTGACTGGGGCATCATAGAGCCGGGCGAAAACAAGAGCTTCAACGCTTACATTAAGAATGAGAGCAACGTTCCCATCACTTTGACAATGCAGACGGAGGATTGGAGCCCCGCAACCGCTTCCTCTTTCATAGACTTCAGCTGGGATTACAGCGGAACTGAAATTTCTGTTGACGGTTCCATTCCCGTAACCTTTGTGCTCACAGTGGATCCAGCGACATCAGGCATTGACGTGTTCAGTTTTACGATCGTGATAATAGGAAGTGGATGACATGGATGACGTTGACATCTTACTCACGTTGCCAGATCATCTTAGGAAGACTTTGCTTGCTGTTTGCAGATTTGGTCTGGTCACAGCGGGAGACGTGGCTCAACATACTGGCAGAGCTCGGGCTGTAGAAAGTAGCCACTTGAACGAGCTTGTACGTATGGGTTATCTGAAAAGGATGAGGAAGACTAGAAAGGTTTTGTTCTACAGCAACGGATTCACCGTGAAGCGAAGAGGAAAACTGAACGAGCTCTTAGAACGAATAAACCAATTGCCTGAAGAGCAGCAGACCCTTTTGGCTGAAGACTTGTTCACTGCAATCATGAACCGTCTATCAGTTTTTGAGCGGTTAAACTTGAAAAGGGGATAATTCAAAATGCGAAAAGAAACCATTGAAATTGGCACCGAATTCGGTACTGAGTATAAGGGCAAATACGTTTTTCAAGAGATATCTTGGGCTAAACGCAGCCGCATCATCCAGAGACACACAAAATATAGTCAAATGACTGGGCAGGTTCAGAGCAGCGACTATGTAGCCATTCAAGCTGAAACGATTATGGCGAGCTTGAAAGAGCAGCCTGAAAACAAGTCGATATCTCTTGAGAAGCTGCTCAGTGAAGACGAAGGCATACCCGTGGGCTTAGGCGAGGTGTTGAGCCAAGTCGCTAACAGGGTTAACAGTTTGACCCGTGAAGAGAGCACTTTTTTATCAGAGCCATCAGAAGAGGCAAGCCAAACCCTGCCATTACGGAGTACAGGCTCTGCAAAGAGTTCGGGTGGACCCCGAACCAGCTCAGAAAGCAGCCAGCGAAAACGGTGCAAGAGTTCATTGTGATTTTGAATGAGGTGGATAGGCAGACAGAGGAAGAGATGAATAAAGCTAAGCGCGGGGTGAAGAGGCGTTGAAGGTTTGTCCGAAGTGCGGTTATCATGATTTGTTGTTGTGGCGTAATAGTAGGTTTGACTTTAACGCTGAGTATATGCGGTTTAACGAAGCAGAATCCGTCGCAGAGCTTGCTGAAATATGTCAAGAATTGAATGATAAGGGTAATTTTGAACCCGTGGAGGTTGGACCTTACTTTTACTACCGAAGGGGGTCAGGTGGAATGTTTCTCTATCGCGTCTTAAAAGGCGATTTCCGTGCTCCCACCGAAAGAAAAGATCACAGAGGTTGAATGGTTTGGTTCTGTACGATTTGAAGTTTAGAAACGTGACTGGGGCTGAAATTGCAGAGATCCAGCACGTGCTTTTCAGTGACAAAGACGTGTTTGTTAGTGAAAGGCCCATTTCAGTGGAGATAGATCAGGATCCTCAGAACCAGCACTTATGGACTCTCTTGATTTACCATTTGAAGCCGAAAATGATGGTGCGGGCTCAAGAGCTTGTAATATGCAAAGGAATTTTTCCCGTGATTATAGAGATCAAAAAATGATGGTGAGTCTGGGGCATGGCGGTTGAGTTTGGAATGAACGTGGAAGGCGTTGAAGAGTTTCAGAGGGCCTTAGATAGGCTGCCCCGTTTAATGCATACCGCTGTTGAGCGGGCTTTGGATCGTGTTGGGGCAGATATTCACATGGATGCTAGGCGGATGTGTCCCCTGCGGACCGGAAGGCTACGGGATAGCATCTATCACAAGGTTGAGCATTGGGTTTTGACGGTTGGAGCCAGGGCTCCCTACGCAGTGTATGTGGAGCTGGGTACAAGATACATGGAGCCCCGTTACTTCCTGATTGAAGCTTTCCACCTGAATTTTCCCAAATTGGAACAGGTTTTGAAGTGGGCTCTTGACGCGGCATTAAAAGCAGCGGGGACTGGAACGTGAGTTTTCAAGAGTTAAGCATAAATATTGTCGCCCAAGACCTGGCAAGCGCAGAGTTCAGTAAAGTCTCTTCTCAAGCTGCTCGCCTGGCTTCTGAAATTTCAGCTCAACATATGACGCTTCAAACAGAAAACTTGGCAAGTCCAGAGATTAACCGGGTTGCTGAAGATGCTGCCCACGTGAAAAGCGAAATTGAAGCTTCAACTATAACAATCTCCTTCGGACCTGTTGAGGTGCCGCCTATTCCGCCTATCGAAGTCCCGCCTATTGAGGCTCCAGTTATTCCGCCAATTGACCTTTCACCCGTCCATGAAGTTGGTGTCGCCTTCGGAGACGCAGGGGTTGCTGCTGTGGAGATGGGTGAAAACGTTAGGGCTTCAGCCTCTGGCTTCGTTGAAATGCAAACTCAAGCAGAAGCCACAACAGTAAGTCTCAGAACAGTAGCCACAACATTAACGAGCATGGCTGGATTCAGCACGTCGGTAATCAGTTTGGCCGGAGACTTAGGCTTAGTGGATAAGGAAAGCGCGAAATGGGCAAGAACAATGCTTTCCATAATAACAATAACATCTTCATGGATGCGCCTTAAATCTTATTTAACAGCTATCACAACCGGGCATACGGCTGCAGTAGCCTTAAACACAACAACCCAATCTGCGAACGCTTCAGCAAGCATAGCCTCAGCAGTCGCCCATAAAATTTATGCGGGAGCCTGCTCAATTGCAACTGCGGCACAGAACGCCCTTAACATAAGTCACGCGACCTTTCTGGCCTTAACAGGCGTGGGCGTAGGCGTAATTATAGCTGCGAGTGCGGCCATGGCTTATTTTGCTTCCCAGATGAATGCTGCCACATCAAGCGTGAAAGATTACAATGCCACAGTAGCTGAGATGCCTACACGCACCCGGAGCATAATCCGGGCTGGAGAAGAAGAGATGTACCGGCGAGGCGTCGAATAAATGAAGACCAGCATAGATCTTGACCCTGAACTCATCAAGTGGATTGACAAGATGATCGCAAGGAAACGGTTCGCCACTCGGACTCACGCCGTTGAGTATGCTCTCCAAAGGTTGAAGGAAAGAGAGAAAGAGGAGTTTCACATATGAGCGTAGAGATTCCTAAGGCAGCCATTGTTTTCGGCTCTGTGACTCCGCCTCAAGGAGACATCATCGACTTAAGAGTGCATTTAGGGTGCACGAAAGAAGTCAGCAGTTTCGAGTGTGTGCTGCAGAACTGGGATAAGAAGTATAGCCCAGGTGGAACTTCACCGATTAACGTGGGAGATGACGGGCACATAGACATTGGAAGAGGCACAAATGTTCCCCAGATCATTACGTGCAGAGTTGAGAAAGTTCAATGCGAATCCACGCCTAATGAAAACTATATTCGCGTCTCTGGCAGGTGCTGGGGAGAACGCATCTTCCGAAGAGTAGTAACAAAAACTTATGAAAACAAAAAGGGCGAAGAAATTGTTAAAGACATAATTGATAACTATGTAGGGTTAAGTCATGTCCGCGACTCAACAGAACTGATTGAAAACACTGATACAACCTATACGTTTCTTGAATATGAGAATACGCCTGTCTTTGACATTTTGAAATACATTGTGGAATCAAGTGACAAAGCTGGGGTTATAGGCTACGATTTTCGGGTAGCCCCAGACGGTAAATTCGAGTTTTTCCCAAAGAACAGCAAATCTTCATCCGTGAGCCTAAGCGAGAAGATCGAGGTCAGCGAATATCGTAAGGACATTCACAGGGTTCGCAACAAAATCATGATTTATGGTTTAGCAGACAAAAGTGTTCCCGAAGATAAAGACACGTGGACTGAAAGTCTGACGCCTACTGATGGAGTTTGGAGTGCGGGTGCTGGGGAAGTCAGTCTTGACACAAGTTTTAAAGCCAGAGGATCTGCTAGCATCAAACTGTACGCGGTACAAAACTATTATGGCGCAGCCATATTTACGTTAAATGCTGGAAAAGAAGTTAACTCGAATTTATACCCCATTCTCAGCTTCACCGCGTTTTTGGAAAAAGCCTACAATGGCAACGTAACTGTTGTTTTGTATGATACGACGGATAAGAGCGCCGTCAAACACATAACGATAGGTCCAGGTGAATGGCATAAAACCGATTTGAAAGTCGGGCTTACAAACGAGATTGAATGGGAAGAGGTTGATTCAGGCTTTGACTGGAGCCAAATCAAAAAATTCAGAATAGACTGCTGGTTCTCCGGTGTTGGCACAGCCAGTTTCTGGGTTGACGGATTATATTTTGGAGGGCGAAGATACTCAGCAAGCAGGGAGGACGCGACAAGCCAGAGCGACTATGGCCTCAGAGAACTTGTAGAAGTTGACGAAGAATTAGTGTCGGATAATGAGTGCGATCTAAGAGCCAAAGCGTTACTCGATTATTTCAAGGATCCAGCGGTGTTTCTGCGGGTCAGCACTACGGTTTTGGATTATGGCAGCAGTCCCGTTTTGCCTGGAGACAAGATTCATGTTACGTTGCCGAATGAGAATGTTGATGAGGATTTTCGGATTGAAAGCGTCGAGTATAGCGTGGATGCGAGCAGTCAAACACTGCAGGTAGTGTTGGAACTTGGAAAGGTCCCACCATTTCTCGCTGATTACCTTTACGGAATGAGAGCCACAACAGTCACGGTGGAGAAACTTGCCAGGACAAAGCTGGGCAAGAAAGGAATTCCTTCAGGGGCTTGGGGAGGTGGTGGAATTGGAGCGCACCATAGCGGTCATGAAGCCGGAGACGAAGCGGGAGATCCATGGTCCAGCGAGGATTATGGGGGCTGGGATAAAATCACAGGTTGGATTGCTCCTACACATATTGCTCCTGAATCTGATACACCTGCGATCATTAAGTTTCGCACTAAGAACAAGGCTGGAACCGCTGTTGTGGACCATCAGTTCAATCCTAGTGATGATGAACATGGTGTCTTTGGATCGGAGACGTTACGATGGAAAGAAATGCGTGCGATGTTCGGTTATTTATACAATAGTCTCAGGCTGAAGGTAGCGGCTGAGGATAATGCTAAAGCCTTATTGGATCTCGAGTCTCTGCAGTTTGGACCGGGTGGGGCTGTGGCTCCGGATACATACCTTAAGCGTCTCGGAGATGCACAGTTTGAGGTAAAAGCCTCATTATTCCCTGACACCACAGGCGCTCGAGATTTTGGTTCATCATCAAAAGTGTGGGATGACATTTGGGGTATGCGCCTTCACGTTGGGGATCACGTTCACATTCCAAGCGGCTGCGCCTTGTTTATGGATGGCGGCGAAGTTCGCGGCAGCTTAATCCCCGATACGGACATATCCTATGATCTTGGCAGTTCAGCAAAAAGATGGAGCAGCCTTTACGTTAACGGGCTTGGAAAAGTTGGCTGGCTTAACATAGGCGACTACACGGTTGTAACAAGTAGTCGTGTTTTGCAAAATGTAACCGCAGATGCTGCAATAATTACAAGCGGTAGATTTCCGTTAGCCAGACTTTCTGATGGTGATAGCGGAAAATTTTTGCGAGCTTACGGCGCTGGTTACGATCCGATGTATGCTTTGCTCGCTGAAGGTGATATTCCAAGTCTTCCAGCGTCTAAAATTACAAGTGGCAGATTTGTTCTTGCGAGGCTTCCCGTGGGAACAGATGGTTATGTTCTGGAGGCTCAAGGACCAAGCTATGATCCCATGTATGTTAACCCGAATGGGCGTTACAGTCCAGCTGCTCATGAAAGCGGACACAACAATTTGTATCCTGGCGGGGGCTCTGACACGGGTCAAGTGGGAAATACGACAAATTATTGGAATGTGATTGCTGGAAACAGCATTTGGTATAAAGCCATCGGACAATTCGACGCCTTGGATGATTTAGGGTTAATCAGTCGAATTAAGGCTGACAAGAGAGCAAAAATGAAGAACGGTCTGCCCCTTGCAGATCCTGAAAGCTTTCCTGAGGAAGTGACTGAAAACGGTTTCATAAACGCTGGAGCCTTAACGGGCTTGCTTATTGGTGCAGTGAAACAGCTTGCAGCAAGAATTGAGGCTCTTGAAAAGCGGTTAGAAGCTAAGGGTGTCGCAGCGTAAAAATGAGTTTCGGTAAGGCTAAACTGAACAAGTTGAGGGAGAAGCTGAAGCGGAAAAAAGTGGAAGGTGTAACGAGATAACTCAAAAGTAAGGGCCTCAAAGTATCCCTTAAATGGTTTAAGTTTTTAATCTT